AAAAGATTTAGATGGTAATGAGTCTGAACAATTACTCGGTGGTACATTAGATTCTAAAAGTTATATGGGTGCTTTAGATTAGGTACATATATTGCAACACAATTTAAACCCGTGTTGCAAAATCAATATATCAAATGACAAATGCTAAGACTGTATTAGATACAAGTTGTGGTTGGGGTGATAGACTTGCAGGTTTCTTTGCTAGTGACGCCGAAGAATACTATGGTTGTGATCCTAATCCAAATACATATGCTAGATATACACAACAGATTTCAAAATATAATAAACTATTGTCTAAACCTAAGAAGGTAACTATATGGAGATGTGGTGCTGAAGACTTACCTTATCACAAACTACCACCGATAGATGTTGCCTTCACCTCCCCACCATATTTTTCAACAGAAGAATATAATAAAGGTGGTGAGTTTCAAGAAGATCAATCATGGTCTAAATTTGATGAGTATGAAAAGTGGCGTGATGACTTCTATTTACCAGTTGCAGAAAAATCAATGGCAGTATCAAAGTTTCTATTCGTAAATATCATGGATCCAAATATTAAAGGTACTAGATATAGATCAAGTGATGAACTCGTGAATAGGTTGAAAGATAAGTTTCTAGGTCAGATTGGTATGAGGATTATGCAACGACCTAAATCAGACAAACTATTTGCAGATGAAAAAGAAAAAGCTGAGTTTAGAGAAAGAATGTTTATAGAAAATGTATGGTGTTTTGGTCCTAAGACAGACCTGTTTAAAGATTCCAGAAAAGCAAATTTAGATGATTTCTTTGCTTGACATAACTTATAAATAGTGTATAATATACAATGAAACTATAATGAAACTAACGAGGATAATTAATGAGTGATTTTTTAAAAGACATAATAAAAGAAACTGGTAATGAATATGCCAGTCTAGTATCAGACGGTGCTTCAGGTGATGTTGATTCGTTTATAGATACAGGTTCATATATATTCAATGCCTTATTAGGCGGCTCTATTCATAGAGGACTCCCATCAAATGAGATAACAGCAATTGCAGGTGAAAGTGCCACAGGTAAAACTTTCTTTGTATTAGGTATGTGTAAAAACTTCCTAGATAAGAATCCTGACGGTGGTGTAATATTCTTTGAATCAGAATCAGCAATTACAAAAGAAATAATTGAAGAACGAGGAATAGATAGTAGTAGAATGGTTGTAATGCCAGTGACTACTGTACAAGAATTTAGACATCAATCTCTAACTGTATTAGAAAAGTATTCTCAACAGGATGCTAAAGAGAAGAAACCATTACTATTAGTATTAGATAGTTTAGGTATGTTATCTACTACAAAAGAAATTGAAGATACACAAGACGGAAAAGAAACTAAAGATATGACAAGGGCACAAATAGTTAAAGCTGCCTTTAGAGTATTGACTTTAAAATTAGGTAAGGCAAAAGTGCCTTTGATTATTACTAATCATACATATGATGTTATTGGTTCTATGTTCCCACAAAAAGAAATGGGTGGTGGATCAGGATTAAAATATGCAGCGTCATCAATCGTATATCTTTCTAAGAGAAAAGAGAAAGATGGTACTGAGATCATTGGTAATATAATACATTGTAAGAATTATAAATCAAGATTAACTAAAGAAAACAAAGTTGTAGATGTTAGATTAACCTACAGCAAGGGTTTAGATAGATACTACGGTTTACTAGACTTGGCTTTAAAACATAATATATTTAAACAAGTTTCTACTAGGATTGAACTACCAGACGGAACAAAAACATTTGGTAAAACTATTAATAATGACCCTAAAAAATATTTCACTAAAGAGATACTAGAACAATTAGATGGAGTATGTAGCAAAGAGTTTAAATATGGAGATGGAGTTGAAGCAGATACCGAAACCTCACAAGACGACTAACCCTAAACATAGGGAAGACTATGTGTTCGTAGAGAAACCTGGAGAGGACTTTACGGCATTGAAGTTAATTAGTGGTCCATTTTCATCAATAGTTTATAAGTACGGTGCTGTTGGAATCAGACCTGAGTCTGAAAAAAGACCCGATGGTACCTTGCCTATGCAGTTCGATTATGTTATAATAGAGAACAAGATCGAAGCAGATTGCGATAGTCAAGAATTTATTAACCATGTCGGTGACATACTTGTTGTGTTACTTGATGAAAAACTAAAAGAAGATAAACTAAATGCCAAGAATTGAACAGACAGCTTTAAGTAATTTAATACATAACGAAGAATATACTAGAAAAGTTTTACCTTTCATCAAAGAAGAATACTTTGCTGATAGACTAGAAGGATTATTATTCTCTGAGATATATCGTTTTGTTGACAAGTATAATAATCTACCGACAAAAGAATCTTTATCTATTGAAATGAACTCTAACAAGAGTGTCAATGAAGATGAATACAAAAAGATAACAGATATACTATCTACGTTAGATAAAGAGCCAGTTAATTTAGAATGGCTATTAGAAACCACAGAAAAGTTTTGTAAAGATCGTGCCATACATAATGCGATACTTGGTGGTATTCAAATATTAGATGGCAAAGATAAACAACATACTCCAGAGTATCTACCTGAATTATTATCAGGTGCATTAGGTGTATCGTTTGATCAGAAAGTTGGGCATGATTATTTACTAGAGTCACAAGAAAGATATGACTTTTATAAAAAGAAAGAAGAAAGACTTGAATTAGATTTAGATTTCTTTAACAAGATTACAAGAGGTGGTATACCAAGTAAGACTTTGAATATTTGTCTTGCAGGTACAGGTGTTGGTAAGACAATGTTTATGACACACCTTGCTTCATCTATATTATTACAAGGTAAGAATGTATTATACATTACTATGGAAATGGCTGAAGAAAGAATTGCCGAGAGAATAGACGCTAATCTATTGAATGTAGGTATGAGTGATCTTGAAGAATTACCATACTCAATGTATGAAACAAAGATAAACAAATTACAAAGTAAGACGACAGGTAAGTTAATCATTAAAGAATATCCTACTGCGTCTGCTCACACAGGTCACTTCAAGAATCTATTGAGTGAACTTGCAATGAAGAAATCATTTAAACCAGATATCGTATTTGTTGACTATCTAAACATATGTTCTAGTGCTAGATTTAAAGCAGGTGCAAATGTGAATAGTTATACTTACATCAAATCAATTGCAGAAGAACTAAGAGGTCTTGCAGTTGAGAATGATGTGCCTATATTCTCTGCCACACAAACTACAAGAGGTGGTTTTGTAAGTAGTGATGTAGGTTTAGAAGATACATCTGAAAGTTTTGGTCTTCCTGCAACAGCAGACTTTATGTTTGCTTTGATTAGTAGTGAAGAACTAGAAGAAAAAAATCAGATAATGGTTAAACAATTAAAGAATAGATATAATGATCCAACGATCAATAGAAAATTTATTCTAGGTGTTGATAGATCAAAGATGAGATTCTATGATGTAGAACAATCAGCACAAACAGATTTAGTTGAGAGTGGTCAAACACTTTCAACTGATAATAAATTCGGAAAAAAAGTAGGTCAATTCTCGGACTTTAAAATATAAAGACCTAACTAAAAAGGAAATAAAATGGCTACAGGAAAAGTAAAATGGTTTGACGCTAAAAAAGGATTCGGATTTATAACACCAGATGATGGTGGTAAAGACGCTTTTTTAACGTTTCAGCATTACAAGCTGCAAGTATCGAAACTATAAATGACGGACAAGCAGTAACATACGAACTAACAGAGCAACGTGGTAAACAAGCTGCTTCTGAAATACAACTAGCATAAGGAGAAAACAATGGCAATAACAATTGATGGTAAGTCATATGACGAAACTAAACTAGACGAAAAGTGTAAGAACGCTATCGTACAGGTTAATTCATTACAAGGTAAACTTAGACAGTTATCAGCAGAATTTGATAACGTTAAGGTTCTAATCAAACATCATAGCGAGTACTTAACTGGTAATCTACCTGCAAGTGCTTTAGTAAGAAGAAACTGCTAAAGATGGTGAGCCTACGCCGGTTGAAGAACCAAAAGCATAGTATGAGAAAAACGAAAAGCAGTAATAGGACTCGACATTTTCCAGGCGACAAAAGACCGCCAAAGGATATATCTAGGCACAAGATGTCTTATGAAGTAAAGTTGAGTAAGTATCAAGGACAAATGCGATGGATGGTTATTGAAAAACCTACCGGTAGCATTCTTTGTGCCTCAACTTTCGAAGATAAAGCAAGAGACCTTGCTGCTTTTCAAAACAAAAACAAACAATGGGTGCCTTGTGGTGGTGTTGTTAAGTTTCTAACAATGGGTAAAATATGACAGACACTACATTTACTGTAAAAAACAGCAAACGAAAAAGAATAATAAATCAGGAGATTGATATGCCACATAAAGCATTAAAAGATTTAAAATCAGATAATTTTACAACACAAATTCAATCATCTTGTGGTACAATACCATCAGAAGATATAAAAAGATATTATGATATTGCTATGGCAATGGATTGGAAAGATGGTTGGTATTCATCTGATAAAGATAAAGAAGAAAAGAAAACACCTGGGTATAAACATATACCTCTTGGTGGTAGCGATACTCAAAAACTTGCTTATGAGATAGAACAACCTTGGGTAAAAGAGATTTGGGATAAAGTTAATCCTGGTTGTGTATTATTAAGACACTATCTTAATGGTCATGGCAAAAATCAATCAGGAGGCATTCATGTTGATGGTTGGACAGACGGACAATATACTATAATTGTATATTTAACACCTGATATGAAACCAGAAGATGGCGGATCAATAGAATTTTGGACACCTAATCTTACAGACGAGATGAGAGCAACTGCCTTAGGTACACCATGGGATTTAAACGGTGAAGCAGGTAAAGATATTCTAAGAGCATATTGGCCAGAAGCAGGTCGTGTAATAGTATTTGACTCTAGGATACCTCACGTTGCAAGGTCAGTTGAAACAGATAAGTTTAGAGTATCATTAGTATTTAAAGGTACTGTTGGTGAAACAAAAAAACCAATGGTTTTAGGCGAAGTAGATCCTAAAGATTTTAAATAAAATTAGGGGTCGTAGCTCAGTTGGTTAGAGTGTCTGCCTGTCACGCAGAATGTCGAGGGTTCGAGTCCCTTCGATCCCGCCATACATATAAATAGTGGTATGGCAAAAGCACCCAATATAGGAATAGAAGTATCAGAAATAATGGCAGCGGCAGCCATGTTAATGAAACCTAGTAAGTTAGATGAATATTATAATGATGGTTTTAAAGGGTTAGTACAATTTATAAAAGAAGCTAAAAAGTTAGCAGGAACTAAAAAGTTTGTTTTTGGACCTGGTTTGCAAACAAAGGCAATGAAGGCATTTCAAGGACAAGATGGTAAAGATATTACTAACACAAATCCTCCTCATAGTGAGTGGTTAACAGCAGCCGTTCAAGGTATTTCTGCTGCTAGTTCTATTCGTGCATGGGCACCAGCTAGGGCAAAACAATCTAAATCAATTATTTCAAATGTTGTATGTGTAAACGTTTATCTAACA